GCCCCGGTAACAACACCAGCTCCGACAATCGCGGCAATCTGGCCGCCGTCAAAGCTCTTGCCTGCGCCGTCGCCCTTCTTGCGCTGCTTAGGGTGCGCGTTTACTGGATTCGTGGTCTTTACCGGAAGCCCACCGCGGGTGAAGCTCGGCATACCTTTCTTTGCCATGATCTTTCTCCTTGCCCATATGGGCATACTTAGGCTTAAACCGCTTTTGGGGTCGGCCGTTCTTTATGGTTTATTTTCCGTCTTCGCAAATGGCTGTCTATATATATGCACTTTTTTTGGCCTTTCTTGCAGATTTTTACATGGTTAAGTTTTCTACACCCTGGTTTTGAGCACAAAGGTTAAGGCTTCTTATCAAAGGGGGGTGTCTGTGCCGGAAGGTCGGGTAAGCCATTATCTCCCCTCTTCGCTACGAAAGCTGTGCGGGGAGTACCGCCCTTAACTAAAATCTCGGCTGGTCGATGACCAGCCTCGCTGACTAGTCTCGTCACCGCTTCGCGATACCCCCCTGTATTGCCGGCCATCAGGATATTCTCTCTCTGTTCTTTTGTCAGCATCGTTTAGATGCCGTGCTTGGGTACGGCGCGAGCTGACACCAATCCGCGCAAGCGGGAAGGAGCTGTGAGATGAAGCGATTCGCTTCTACTCTGGCATCAGTTGAGCAGGCGCTCAACGCGGCAACGGGGACGATCCTCGTACTACGTGGTATCACCTTACAGGGTGATCCGAACACAGCACCAGCTGGTGTTGATGGTCGGAACAAGATCCCAGGTTATCGGATGACACCTAGCGGTGCTCTCACCGTTAGCGCACAAGTCCGTCGCCCTGGGCTTCGCGAAGATGGGACAGCGAAGTCGATGTCCTATCCAGTACTATCATTCGCACCTGCTCAGGCTCACGCCGCGCAGGAGCTTGCCCGCCAGTGGGCAACGGTTGACGCAGTGGCGTCCTTCGAGACCACGTGGGACAAAGGGATCCTCTGGGTTCCAGCGTCTGACGAGCGCATCTTGAAGCAGCGCTACGAGCACGCCAAGGATCAGGCAGGCAACCTGATTCAGCCTGTGCTCTGCTACCCAGTGGTTCACACCACTGCTGGTTACAGCGCCAAGGTGATCGAGTTCGCACCTGCGAACGGCGCTGCGGCGCCGACCGTAGCAGCGGACGAGCAGCCTTTCTAGTACCTACTGGGTACTATCACCGCACCCAACCAGCTTCGGCTGGTTGGGTGCTAATCTTAGGAGGTTACTATGCGTTACTGGGACTTCATCGATTTCGTTATCATCGCCTTCTACGGGCTCGCTGGCATCGTCGCTGGCGTCACGTTCTTCAACGGCTACGGGCTAGACCAGGTCGCCATCAACGGCTTCGCCGTCGCTGGCTTCGGCGTCACCCTTGCGATGGTGCTCAGCGCAATCGACAAGGCGCTCCGTAACCACTACGCCGACTGAGGGAGGTCGGCACCGGCCCTTGCCAGGGCCGTCCCACCCAGCCGCGCAAGCGGCTGGGTGGGTTCGCTCGCTCACCAGCTCGCGATACGGCTGGCTTCACAGCCAGTCTTTGACTGTGCGCAGCCTGCCCTCGTCGCTCGCTTCGCTCGCTCACTCGGGCTTCGCTTCGCTCAGACGGCTGCGCTAGGTTCCAAGGTACTATCATGCCCTACGGAGGGTAGTAGACAGAACACCTCTTATGCCCAACGGAGGGCCAAATGAGACTATTACTGTTAATAAAAATTAATAACCACTACTAACCGGGGATGGAGATTAAGAAGCTGGTGGGTTATCAGCTGTCGATAAAGATGTAGGGAGGTGGGATGCGCTAGTAATACCCTAACAGAACTGGCAGGATTCTCCCTTCCCGCTTCGTAGCCCAGTCTGTGGATGCCGTGCTTGGGTTCTGTGATTAACGGCTAGGAGGTGTAAAGTGGCTAGTTACAGCGATGATAACCACGTAGCACGTGATTATATTGCCAAGAACTGCATACTACTCTGGAAATATTACTGTAACAATGAGAAGAATAACGGAGGAGAGTTCGGACTAGCAGACTATGGCTTCTACTGTAAGTATATACCAGCTAATGGAGAATCTTATGGATACTTCAAGAGTGGAGTCATTAACAAAGTGACTCGTGAATGGCGGTTCAGCTGGGATCACACCAGCCTGATTGCGTCACTAATGGCCAGCGAGAAGTACTTGCTGGAACTAATCGATGAGCAGGGGCTTAGGCTCCACAAGGAGGCTGTATGAGGAAGATCAGTGCGGTATTGCCTGGTATGGACGCTGATGCTGCTGAGAATATGATCAGCGGCGGCAAGCTGGCAATGACATTGCTTAACTATTTTGAGCTTAACCCAGAACTGTTGTACAAACTGTACCCAAATAAGCATAAGTTTGATGAGGCTGAGCAGGAGTTCGGACTGAGCCAAGATGAGATCAAGCATCAGTTTGTTACTGCTAACCGCCGAGCATTGATGGTTGTAAGCTATATCTTTAAGTACATCGCCAATCAGGTCATTGACGAATATGATGTGCCAGAGAAGCACTTTGAGTTCACTATTGAGAATAACCTTATGATGAAAGACATTGACGAGAACGAACCAATGGATGAGCTGGACGAATCAGAAGTATTCGATGAGCTCCATAGAATCTTGGGAGGATTGAACTAATGGGATACGACATTGAATCTGTAAACGGTGATCGAGCTAAGGCAGCAGAGTTTGCCAAAAAGTATGAGTATACATACCTATTTGATGAGACGACTGGGGAGTACACAGGCTCCGATAACCTGTACTTCCGAGCTAACATCTGGGGTATGTCAATGATCCGCGTAATCTTGGACAAGATTGTTACACTTAATGGCGGCGAATACCCAGAAGTTGCTCAGTATGTCAAGGAAGGCCGAGAGAAGCAGCAAATCGATTCGCCATTGACCATTGATGATGAAGTCAATGCTGACACTAATCTAGTTATTGAGTTCCTAGAATTCAGTGATCTTTGCCTAGGACTCGATGGCTATCGAGTATTCTAATGGGCGCAACTAAGCGTCCATTAACAACCAACGATATGCCCCACGGGGCAGGAGGGAATATGGAACATACGTGGAAAGCGTACGAGCTCTCAGTTATTCGTAACTGGAGTGATAAAGTAGGGCCCAGGATTGAGTCACCTCAATCAGCCCATACTTACTTCAAAGATGTAGCACAAGATTATACTCAGGAAGCACTATGGGTATTGGGTGTTGATGGTCGCAATAATCTTATTGGTATTACTCAGGTATTCAAGGGCACAGCAACGGGCACATCAGTATCTATTGCTGATCTGTTGCGACCAGCCTTGCTTACTGGCGCAGTAGGATTCATTATGGTACATAACCACCCATCAGGTGACGCACAGCCATCTGACCAAGACATTAACCTAACTGAGGAAGTACTACGTGCGTGTGGATATCATGACCTTACACTGCTAGACCATCTAGTAATTGGCGACAATAACTTTGTCAGTATCCGTTCACAAAAGCCAAACATCTGGGCAATGCTCAGCAAGGAGGACAGCCATGGGTTTTAACAAAGACAGAGCAATCGAGCTCGCTAAGGACGCAGCACTGGACTACCATTTAACTAGCAATCTTTATCCACCAATCGTTCAGCCAGGTTTCCATCAGTTCGCACGACAAGCAATCGGTATGGTCTCATCAGGGGCCGGAGACGATGTTGTTGAGATTAACTTCGGTGGAGAGATGAAGAATCTAACTGACAATGCCACTGGATTGAAGGTTACAGCCATTGAGATTGTAGACAATTGGAGGTTGCATGACTTCATCGGTTCGGAAGAGGATGAGTCGGGTGATACCGGACTCACTAGCTAACTGGCAAATCAGCGTCACTATGGACGGTATTGTCTATAGCTGGCACGGTGGGCCATACATTGAAGTTATTATCAATGGAGAAGCAGTCGATGTCATTAACGTATGGGATTACCAACACGGTAAGACCACGGTGCGAACAGTCAACCAGCTGATTGCTCGTATCCGCCAATATGTGCTGGCGCATCAGGAGGCCATAGATGAGCGATGATGTAGTTCTACTACCAGAGCTAGCCTGTGAGAAAACTGGACGACACAAAGTAGTCGTCAGAGTCTACGAGCTAGAACTGGAACCAGTCTACAAGGGTTCTAGATGGCTAGTGCTTAACGGTAACTTGACTGATCTTGGCAACAAGATTCAGCCAAATGAGTTTGGCACAGAGAGTCACTTAACTGTGACCAGTAGTTGTTGTAGGAAAGCTGCGGCAGCAACTGGCATCAAAGATGTAGAGGAGGGTATATGACAAAGGATGTTACGAAAGACATCAAGGAAATGCTAGACGAGATTGATCGCATTGAAGATTCAGTTCGGTCACTAGCTTGGGAGATTGACAATCAAGATCTTCCAAACATCGATCAGATCAATGAAACAATCTCAGAAGCAGTAAGCACACTGGAAGATATCTCTGTCGGTGGTGACGTAGAACGTGTTAACACCAGTGACTTGGACGATATCTCTGATCGGACTGGTAGGCTTAAAGATCAACTAACTGTACTCATTGACTCTATTAAGAACACCGGCCCAGATGAGAACACTATGCGCAATGGTTACAATATGTTCTCACGTACATCAACTTACCTTAACTCAACAATCGTTAACGGTGTTAATAATGTAGCAGCTAATATTCTATTCTCACCAGCTCCACATAATGTTACATACAATGAGTTCTATCTACTGCTCTGTACATTGGAGCAGCAGCTAGAAGAGCTGTTCACAAAGCTCAATAGTCTGGCAGCGGAGAATGAGATTCATGATCTCTCAGACTATGTAGTAACAGTCAAGCTAGAAAGCAAGCGCGATCTAGCAAAGCATAAGCGAAACTATGAAATGGAGGAGAACAATGGCTAAGAACACAGATAACAAGTGCGGCGCACCAAAGCTCCGCGAGCTTCCAGTAGAGTTCACTCAGCAGATCAGTGTTGAAGTACCGTCTTCACACATCATTAGCTTGATTATGGAGTCATCACTCCCTGATCTTGCTAAGCGTGTTGGCAAGGGCAACAGCTACAACAACAGTGTAAATGGTTCAGTAAAAGCAATCAATATTGCCACTGCTATTCACGATAAAGTTAATGAGCTTAATGAAGCATGGGATGGATATCGAGGATTCAAAACAGTGCTTAGCGATGTTGGGTTGCTACGAGAGTGGCGATCCAAGAGGAGCGGCTGCGACTACGACGAAGGCGTAGCAACTGATGATTTGTATGAGAATACAGTCGCAGAAGTACATATTGTCTTTACAAAGAAGTTGAAGGACAAGAAGTTCCTGGCCTCCAAGGGCGTTAAGTAATGATCAGCGGCGACAGCCGCATTAGTAGGTTGCTGCTAGCAGCGAGTAGGTCGTATGACTCAAAGCTGCTAGCACAGCCGCTAATCAAGCGGTTCAATCAAATCGTTATGAACACGGACACACCAGAATCAAGAATGGAACTACTGCATTCAGCAGGCTGGTATCACGAGTTCAACAAAATGATTTATCAATCAACAAAACATTACGAGTTGAAGCACCAGTCAACAGCTGTCGCAGCAGTAGCAGCAGTCTCTCCGGGGGCTTCACCGGAAACCAACATCAAAGTAATCAGAGCTATACTAGAAAACAAATACAATGGAACACCATTGCCTGCTCTACAGGCGTACCCAGCCAATGTAAAAACTGCCTATAAGATTCTAGAAAATGGAGATGTTCGGCTACTTAGTGGTCAGAAGGTAAGAGACTTCTACTACTCAATCATTAGCGAAGGTGAGACTGACCGATGTCCTATCGATAGGTGGGCAGCAAGGGAGTTCCCACCATACAACAAGAAGATTAAGGTTGGAAAGAAGAAAGTATGGAAAGAAGTTGACCTTAATGTTACGCAGTACAAAAAGTACCAAGCAAAGTTCCAAAAGGCAGCTGACGATCTAGGTCTATATGCTGCAGAGCTACAAGCAATCCTATGGGTTGCAAGGAGGAATGATGGCGACTGAACATAACTTCTGGGAAGAAAGCAAGCTTCGTGACCAGCTCATTACTCTTCTAAAGAATAGTGAGCGAGCACGAGACTTCGTTGATGGCGATGGCCATAGCATCTACAGTGGCTCGTATCTGGTCGAGATCGGGTACCCAGAGTCATTTGTAAAGAAATACGAGACAACGTTGAAGTCCAACTACGAGTCAGCAAAGACTACGATCTTTGACAATAACGGCAATATGGTTGATTCAATGGTTGGAGTACCAGCCCTTACGTTTCACTACGCAGTAGCTAGCGCTCTATGGCTAGAAGGTGGAGTTGATTACAACGACACACTTAATGGAAGAGGATTCCAAGCCAGAGAGCTTTCTCAGGCAATCATGAAAACAATCGGTGTCAGCAATGGCTGACACAAGTATTCCGATTAGGAATAACTACCCATTAGGACACCCTGCCAGGTCTAGTACCTTTGCTAAGTGTCCTGAGTGTGAACTAATATTCATACTAGATGATGAAACTAGCGCGGCAGAGTGGGCATATGGCCACGACTGCCAGCCAGTAGAAAATAAAGAGTAAACAAAAACTCCTCACCAGCTGCTAATAACGGCTGGTGAGGAGATCTAGTAGTCGATTAGTAAGGCCCCCCCATGCCCGACGGAGGGCGCCGCATGCCCGACGGGGACGAGCTCTAGGGTACTATCATGCCATGCCCGAAGGGGGAGCCGAAGCCTATTCTGCGCAAGCAACGATCCGGCGACCAACCCACTCCGCAACGCTAGACACGACTCCGTTTCCACAGCAGGTGTATCTTTTCGTGTCCAACCCCTCCACAGAATCGCCGTAGAGGCCTATTTCCGGCCCGTAGAGCCCCGTTTCCCCCTCCACTGGTGGTTTACTGTCCACCCGTCCGGCCAGCCCATCAAACGCTCGCATTCCACGGGCGTCATCCTCCGTGCCCAAGATGAGCTGCCCACCTGCGGCGTCCTCGGCCCCGACTCTCCATCCGGATTTGCTTGCGTTGAGATTTGAGACAGTACGTCGGTCAGCATTGGCGGAAGCTTCTGCCCTGCCTTCCTCTTGATCGTCCGACGCAGGATGCCCGCAGCCGCCTTCGCACTCAAAAAGTACTTCGCCGGCACGGTCTGATCCAAGACTTGCCACAATGAAGACACGACGGCGCCTTTGGGGGACTCCGAAGTATTGCGCGTCCAGCACTCGCCACGCCACGCCATACCCGAGTTCTTCCATTTCACTGATGAGTCTGGCGAAGTCGCGTCCGCCAGACGAATGGAGTAGACCTGGGACGTTCTCCAGCACCAACCAGGCAGGTCGGTAGAGTTCCACAAGGTCAAGGTAGGTGAATGCAAGGACTGATCGCTTTCCTTCAAATCCTCTTCTGGCGCCAGCTGCGCTGAGGTCTTGACATGGGAATCCTCCTGAGAAGATGTCGGCATGCTGCCACTTGCTACAGCCGGAGGTCCCGCACTGATCGTCAGTGTGTCCGCCACGTCGTTGAACTTCGTCGGCTGTCTGCTGTACCTGCTTGGAAAGCTCACGATCTGCGAGTGATACGATGTCTCCGAGGTTCGGTACTCCTGGCCAATGTCTGGCGAGGACTCCGCTTTGGTACGGCTCAATTTCGCTGAAGCTGACCGTTTTGATTCCTGCTCTTTCAAACCCAAGATCCATCCCTCCTACACCCGAGAAGAACGATGCGTTGGTTAGCGTCCGCCACGGTACGTTTCGTAGTTCACCGTTACCCATAACACACCCCTACTCAGCTTATTGCCTAGCGCGATGAATGCTGCCGGAGAGAGGTCAATGTACTCCCCCTTACGGCTGCACAGACAGTCGCGTACAACGACCGTCACGCACTTACCATTGTAGCACACGTTCGCCCTGTACGGCATATCACCCCACTTGAATCCAGGAACGGCAGCGTACATGACCTTCTCGCCCTTGCTATATGGGCTGCATGTGTTCTTGTAGCCGCCGTAGCAGAACTTCTGGCTCTGCGGATGATTATTGCCATACCACGTCGCCCTAACTCTTTCGTGGTACCCGCTAGGCTGGGCCACCGATAGAGTCAGGGCGAGTAGTAGGGAAATCAATTGAATCTCTTCTTACTTGCGTCGGCAGCTTTCTGTGCCTCGGCGTACGCTCCAGGGTATTCCTTCTTCAGGTACTTTTTGACGTTCTCCATGGCGCCAGTGGCTCCATCTCGTACGCCGCGAGTGTAAGCCTGCTGAAGAGCCTTGCTTACTTCCTCCATGGAGTGCTCGCAGATCCCTACCTCGCATGGGCAGTCGACCTCAATGTTTACCTTCAGTGTGTCCTTATCTTCCTGTGTGACATGTGCGCTCATATTACGCCCCCTTAAATGTTGCTGTCGTCCGGTTGAACATCAACTCGGTCCGACCTGTTGGTCCGTTGCGATGCTTGGCCACCTTGCAGTGGACCGTCTCAACCGACACGTCAAGGGACACGTCAGTGGAGCGCCACAGCATGAGAACTACGTCAGCATCCTGCTCAATGGCTCCAGAGTCCCGAAGGTCTGAGAGCTTGGGCTCGTTGTTCTCTCGGTACTCAGATGAACGGCTCAGCTGGCTGAGTGCTACCACAGGAACGTCAAGTTCCCTAGCTAGCGCCTTCAATCCACGGCTGATCTCGGCCACGTCGTACACACGGTTGCTGTCCTTGTTGCCGCGGTCCGGAGACATGAGCTGAAGGTAGTCAACCACAACAAGGTCAAGTCCGTGCTCCTTCTTGAGCCGCCGGCACTTGGACTTCATCTCGCCAGGAGTCGCAATAGGCGCATCCTCAACGAAGATCTTGCTGCGCTTAATCCTATCTGACGCAGCAATGACTTCAGTCATCTCTGCCAGATCAAGCTGCCCATGTCGGATCTCGTGCAGGCCAATCCCTGAGACGGACGAGAGCATTCGGCTACCGATCTGCTCTCGGCTCATCTCAAGGGAGAAGATGGCAATAGCCTTCCCGCTGCGGAACGCAGCATTGGCAGCCATGGTGGTCGCCAGTGCGGTCTTGCCTACGCTAGGCCGCGCTGCGACGATCACCAAGTCACCCCTCTGCCAACCACCGACGATGGAGTCAATGCCGACAATGCCTGACGACACGCCAGATGCCCCACCAGCTTGCATCAACGCAAGCCTGTCCATGGTCTCAACCATCACGTCCTCCATCGTGGAGAACTTACCCCTTGAGCGGCTGCGAGAGATACCAGAGACTGCCCTCTCGGCCTCAGCCAGAGCCTCCTCTGCGGTCTTCGCAAGACGCGAAGTGTCAGCGATGTGCGCAGCTACCTGATGCACGTCGCGTCGGATCGCGTTGTCAAGGACGATGTCAATGTACGATTCGTAGTTATAGCTATTTGGTGTTGAGCTAATCAGATTAGAAAGATTAGTTACTCCGCCGGCATCTTCAAGCTTGCCATCCTTGGTCAGCTCTTCGGAGAGGGTGACGATGTCAATCGTCATGCCCTGAGTTACAAGTGACTTAATTGCATTGTAGATATTGCGACACTGCATGTCGTCAAAGTCGTTCCAATGTTCTCCTGTCGACCCTCTTCATCAATGCTAGCTGCGCACTCGTCGCACAGCATGCGCTCCTCATCAAAGCCTTCAATGAAGTCAACCGAGCATTCGCTGCAGCGGTAAACCTTATTGCCGTATGCGTCTTCACTCATCTTCGTCTTCCTCCTCCTCAATTCGCTCCCACATGAAGCATGGCTTCATCTTTCCGGCAGCGATCTTCTTCTGGTACTTGCCACAGATTGGGCAACTACCGTCGTTGACGTAGTCGCTAGAGCTCAGTCGCTCCTTCGTTTCCTTCTTCGCCATTAAACCCCTCCTGGAGTGATACCTCCTGCCATGGCCTTGGGAAGCCAGTTAGCAAGTAGTAGTCAATCCCGTGCTTCTTGCAGTACGCCCTAAGGGACATCCCCTCAGCCTTAGCGTCCTCTACAAACAATCTTAGCACATCTTTGTCTGGCTTTGTCAACTTCTCTCTAAATGTCATAGACATCTCCAATCAGGGCTGCGCAGCTAGGGTAGTCCCTGTGCGCTGCGTATAGCGCCCTTACTAAGTCCTGTCCCTCCAGATGCTTGTTGATGAGCTCCAAGAACTTAGTTGCCCAGGCCTTGCTGTGAAGCCCAGGCGTTACAACGTGAGCCATCTCATGAAGCATTGTGTCGTAGTCGTATCGGTGTGTGCACAGCATGAACGTAGCGTCATCAGAGTCAGCTTCGCCAAGTGGGCACTTGTTCTTTGCTTCGCCGGTGTGGTAGTGGATCGTGACTTTAGACACGTGAATGCCCTCTTCCTTAAGGACCTTCTTCATCCACAAGATGGACTCGCCCCAGAAAGTCTTCACCTTCTGGGGCGTGCCTGCAGAGAAGACGAACTTAGCGCTTGCGCTTTTGCGTTGACGCCCATGCATCATTTAGCTCCTTTAGTTTCTTCTCTGCCTCATCATGGTTAAACACTTCCGGCCCACTGCCTAAGCTGAAGACCTCCCCCTGCTTAACAGTATACCACACTCTGGCCTTCCAGCCAGATGGACCGTAGAACAGTATAGCATGGGTCCTACCAGTTGGCCATACCATCCCCTTCAGGTCAACGAAGTTCATCCACCACAAACCTTTCATCCAGTCGCTCGTCAAGAGATGCCCACTGCTTAGGTGGTACGCCTCTGGTAACGAAAGACCACTTGCCCTCACCGAGAGCAATCAGAATTAACGCGTAATTCGCAATATCGACCAGCGCGTCACGTACCCCTTCGTTGAACCAGTCTTCTCCGACTTTGGCTTTTCCATCCACGATAGATCCATTGAGCGACGTGGCCACTCGCGAGCACTTGTCTTCTGCGAGTCGCGAGAATACTCCGTATGGTCCGAGCGCTTCAATGTTGCCCGGTCCATATCCTGATTGCCTCTGTACCATAACTTCGTGGGTTTCCATCGCGAGTTCGCGAAAGTATTCAATGAACGCTTCGGGTACATTCTTACTCTCCTTCTTCATTGTCAATCTCCTCCATAATCTTCTCTGCCAGCTCCTGCGTAGCTACCTGCGTAACGAGGATGATTCTCTCATCGCACTTCGCACAGATAGCTACGCGAACGGAGTATGGTCCAGCCAGCTTAGCGCCTGCTCTGTGCGGACTAATGCGTAGCCCCCCGCACTTCGGGCACTTCAGGCCGTGTTTCACTTGCGCTTATCCAGTAGCGCGAACGCCAAGAGTGCTGAGCCCAGCGCTGCTGCGACGTTAGTAGACGCACCTAGGACGACAGCTCCGATACCAAAGGAAGGGACAAACGTGTCCCGGAACCTAGGGTGCGACACTGCAGCCTTGGTAGTTTCCCCAATGTTCTTAAAGAACGCGACTTGCTGTCGCTCCTCGTCAGGCGTCGTCGCCATCTTCAAGCTCCACCAGCTTCAATGCAACACCGGCCGACAACTGAAGCACGTTGTCAAACGGGATCTGGACCTCACTGCGCTTGTCCTCAGGGACAGAATCCAGATACTTATCAATGAACGTAGCCACTACAACGCCGAACGCAACGTTCCAGCGCGCAGCCAAAAGGGCAACGTTACCCTTGCGGCTCTTCTTCTGTGGTACTGCCATATGCCTTCTCCTTCACAACTAACCAATCCCGCTCATCCATGATCACCATGACACGCCTCTGGGTGCCAGGCCCAGGAGCATCTCCGATCACTAGGTAGGGGATTTCCCCAGCCTGAACAATAATCTTCTGCAGCCAACCCCAGTACTTGTTTGAGAACATCGTCCCCACCTTCGTCTGGATCTTAAACTGCCCGTCAACCGTCACGTCGTCTGGCCCACCGTACATGCCGGTGCGTCGACCGCCGTGCTTCTTGGCCGTCTCGCGCTCAAAGGCATTACCCCTTGAGCGGTTGAGGCGTCCCTGCCGAGCTTTGTCAACCATTCTCATCCTCCGTTACGGCTACAGGTGCGCCTTCGCCAACGCCAGCTGAGAAGATCCCAGCCCAGAATTGCTTCTCGCCGTCATCCTCAAGGCTCTTAAGCTCGTCGTCTGCAAGGCCACCAGTGTGGGCAGATACAAACGAAATGGACTTCTGGCGATACGCATCCATGAACATTTCCTTGCTGTAGATCGCGACCTTCCGCGGACGACCGTCTGCTTGGTATTGGATACCAATAGCAGCAAGGCCATCCGCGATGTCGTCTACAAGCTTTACTTCTTCGGTCACGAGCGCTTCTTCAGCGGACCCCAAATGAGTGGGCTTGCCTCGTTAGCAAGAAGGCTGTACCCCTTCGGGTTGCCGTCCTTGTCGGCTCGCTCCTCCAGCTTGCCAATGACGTGCAAGTGCTGGCGCGGGTCGTTTGTCTCTCGGTTTACGGTACTATCATAGATCTTCCGAATGTGCGTAGCCAAGTCCTCATCAAAGACAAGGATGGTCACACGCTCGTAGCGGTTAGGCGCGGTTGATGCGTCACGAGTGGCCTTGTCTGCGGAAAGGAACGCGTCGTAGGCAAACGACTGCATGCTACCGAAGAACTTCCACACGTCTCGACCGGCCTTGGTCTGCTCCTTGACTGGAGCAATCTTATCTGTGAGCCAAAGATCAATCCTATCCATTAGAACCCCCACTCTCCGTCAGCCTTTTGCGACTGACCTTCCATTGGCTTGACGGTATCCTTAAAGATCTCCTTCGCCGCCTTGGCGATGGTCACGTCAGCCGTGTCATTCTCTGGGTCGTCCCCAGTTGGGATGAGGAACGTCGTCAGGAGCGCATACTTGAGCGCACCAGTCGTCGCCTTGTACACGTGCTTGTCGCCCGAGTCAGCCCCTGAGCCGAGCGAGTAGATCGTGTGCTTTTCCCCAGTCTCCCCATCAACCAAGTGCCATGAGTACTTGAACGTGAGGATCACCTGCTTGCCTGAGGCAGACGTGCTCTCGCTCAGCTTCTCAATGTCACCAGGAATGATTGCGATACCCTTAGCCGCGAGCTTCTCGCGGATTGCGTCAGCTACCTGTGACGCCATGACGTACTTGTACCCCTGGGCGCTGTTCGTGCCGCCCTTGGAGATGTAGCCGATCTCGCCCATAACTTCAGCGAGCTTGCCAGCTAGCGTCTTACTTGCCATTTTCCCCTCCTCTGCACTTGGTGAAGAACTCGCAATACCCACATGGGAAGAGCCAGTTCCCCGACTTCTTTGACCTGTACTTTTCCTCCGGGAGTCTCCACGGAGGGGTGTCTCTGAATCGGTCACTGTTCAGAACCTCCAAGATCCTCAGGGCCTTGTCACGCCACGACTCATCAACGATGAACTCCTCGGTGGCTAGATCCCCTGCCCTGATGTATACCAACCTTGCTGAGTACTCATGGCCTCGCATGCGCTTCAAAGCCTCAGCATAGATGGACGCTTGAATTTGGTGCTCCGGCTTAGGAATGAACTTCCAAGCCGATTCCTTGACTGACTTGTACTCAATCAGCTCATGCTGACCGTCCTTCCATTGTACCACACCGTCGGCGTTTCCGCCAAAGTTAAGCTCCGGAATCGACACCGGCACCTCCTCCTCATAGGAGAGAAGATGCTCGGAGTCCCGCAGCCTGCGGTTAAACGAATCGTTGATAATGTGTCCACGCTCAAAAATACGAAAGACCTCATCGCCGCGAACGTCCGTAGGGGTCTCGCCATGGGCGTAGTACCACTGCTGCCGTAGGCAGCTACCGAGCAGAGATCCACGCCACAAGTCGCTTGGTGGACGCTCTGTCCTGTCTCTACGGAGTCCCTCGTCAAAGAGGTCTCCAATAAGCTTCTTAACCATACCCCTCCTATGCCCCACCAATAAGTCCCCCAGGCCGGAGGGGCGCCAGCCTGGGGAGAACTCTAACCGTTCAGGATTGAGTCTACGATAGACTCCCAGTTGTTGTCAAATCGGATAGCGCGATCATCAATGTAGGCCTTGGCGACTGGCTTCCCAGCCCCAACCCAGATCTCATTGTACGGCACGCCCCACTCATCAAGGAGCTTTCGCATCTCGTCAACCCTCTCCGCTCGGTCTTCAAATTTCTCCCAAGCCCGTGCAGAGTGAATCATGATCTTGTAACCGTTTGCTCGCAGTCTCTCTAGCGCCTCAATAACGCCGAGAGCTGGTACGACCGTTCCAAACACGCGGACAGCGATGGTGTCATCGTAGTCCACGCAGATGTTGCGTGCGCCTTCCAGATCTGCGTTGATCATCGGTGGATGGTGCTGATCAGTGGCTTCATCTTGGCGAACACGTCGCGCAAGACTAGAACGTCAGCCTCGCAATGCTCAACAATAGTGCGGAAAGCCTGCTTGCCTTCCTTGGTGTGTCGTCGCTCGGCTTCCTGCCACAGCCGGACGTCAAGAGGCGTCTTGCTGTTGTTTGTGCGGAAGTACTTGGAGATGTTCTCCAAGCTGCGTCGACCAGCCTTCATGTGCCGGCCAGTGGCGTACCACATGAGGTCAATGTGCATCTGAGTGCCGATTGGGCGCTGGCCAGTCTCAAGCAGCCGTGCGTTGATGATTGGCAAGTCAAACAGCTTTGAGTTCCATCCCACAAGGATGTCGTACTGGGCAAGCTCATCAGCGATAGCCTTTACCAGCTTGCTGTCGTCCATCCATGTCTTTCCCTTGTGCGTCTCTAGCGACAGGGTCTTTACGTTACCGTGCTCATCTGCGACGCTCATGCAGAAGATCGTAGTCCACGACGAGTACGTGGTCTCTAGGTCATAGAACGCGATGCGGAACCCGGCATAGTCGCCCTTAGGGGTCGACTCAATTACCCGTGCGTCCGCAGGCGCCTCTGGATGTGTGGCCGCATACCGCTTGTACAGCTTCTGCGCCTGGTCCTTAGTGATGTCCAACTGGGCAGCGATCTCCTGAAAGGAGAGCCCCTTTTCCTTGAGCGCTGCGATGCGCTCAATCGCTCCATCGTTTGCCATCTTTGCCTCCATATCTTGCGGAGGGAAGTCCCCTCCTACCCCCAATTATACCACAGAACGCTATCCTCTGCCGAATTCGCTCGTCTTCACCAGGTCTAGTGTTACACGCTCTGATCCGTCAACTGGGAGCTCAAACCGAACCCCTCCGACGATATAGGTGTCAGCAATAAAGTCTGGACTTGAGGCATTTGTGTAGTTAACATTTTGCCTCCGCACCGCGACGCGAACGATATCCCCAAGGAAAAAGTCCTCAAACGGCTTGACGCTGTCCGGCGCCAGCTGGATGCTTACCATGGATACGTTTAGGATGTCACTTGACTTTGTCACCTGTGACTGAGCATACTTCTCAAGCTCTGCCGCATCTGCAAAGTTTGCCTGAGTAGTCAGAACTGGCGCATACCCATACTCTTCAATAGAAGATTCATTCTCAGCAAGTTTTCCTTGAGAGCGAGAGCCGCCAGAGCTGGTAGTGGACCCGGTGAGGAACGCAGTGGCAGGTACGACCCTCACCGAGTTCCTAAGGTCTTTGCCGTTGCGACGGTACCTAAATTGGTCAACCATACCAGGGTAATCAAAAACAAAAACTGGATTTGCCTGCGTAACCGCAGGAGCCACGTACAGCTTGGTACCAGGAGCAGCTGCCCCGCGCACCCCGACAAAGTTGAAGACGGTTCTCCATGGAATCTTGATTCCGTCAACAACATCCCACCTTGCTGAGGCATCGGCTGTAAGAAGGTTGGCCGCCATCTCCTTGTCGCACATGCTGCGCAGATAGGAAAGGACGGATTCTCCGGACGTAAAGTATCGGATGAGCTCAGAGTTCCAAGACTGTCCAGATGCAAGCTCAAAGGTTAGCCAACCAAATCGACTGAATGATTCTCCTTGGCCAGTAACATACGGGATTTGCTTGTCAAAGATACCCTGCAGCGTCTTCTTTTCAAGACCCATAACCACCGTCTGGCTTGCAGATGTGCTGGCGCTAATACCGTTAACGTCGTGAGTCATAACTCCGCCGTAGTTTGGATTCGTTGACGAAGTCTGCGGCGAAACGTTTACAAGTTCTGCCATCGTGTAGGCAGCGAATGTATAGGAAACACCACTAGTCAAGCAGTTAATCTCGTACGAGTTGGTAATGTTGTGGGTAGTTCCGGTGTAGTTACCGTAGATTGTCTGACCGCTTGGAATGCTGAGCGTTGGGACTGTGGACGCAGGGGCAATTACCTCTGCAACATTAGCATCGTGCTGGCGTAGCTTTAGACGC